ACCATCAATCGGATGGCAGCGCAACATGCTGCCATTTCTCACGCCTGACTATGAGACTGATCATCCGCTGGGAAACCCCGTACATTTCCGCCAAGTGTCGCTGGTGATAAGGCGTAGCAGTCTTCATAGCCCGGTATCGGCTTCCATACTTCGCTCATGGGCGGCTTCTTAGCGCGCCCCATTGGAAAAGGAAATAGCCATGGTTACGACCTTGATGACCGGCGTTCCGGCCCGGGACGCCTCCAACAATACGGTGCAGTCAATCAGCGGCCGCGTCACTGCGGTGTCGGGCGCAGGGGCTACGCAGAGTGCCAGAATTGGCACATTGCCGGCCGGTGCTTTCATCACTGTGATCAACAGCAATATCGAAACGGCACTCGTTGGAACCTCGCCGTTGCTGCATATCGGCACCACCGCCGCGGGCCAAGATATCGCCACCGGCATCGCCGCTACGGCAGGAACCGTGAACACGGTGCCATTGGCGGCCCTGACCAATCCGATCACGGCCGATACTGCCGTTTGGTGCAGTATCAGCGGCACGCCAACGGCCGGCGATGCCTACGTTACGGTGCAGTACATCAAGCCGGTTGGCTGATATGGCCAAGATCACATGGAAGGGGGAGGCCGAAGGGCCTCTCTCCTGCACTTGGAACGGCATCACCTTCCCGGTCGGCCGGGCCGTGGAGGTGGACGATCCTTGGATGATCGCCAAGGCGCGGGGCAATCCGTTCTTCAAGGTGGAAGATGCGGCAGCACCAATCGAGCCGACAGGTGCAAAAGCCGCCGCGCCCACGCAATGGCGCGAGCCGGAAACCGAGGCTGACCCGACCGACGTGAGCTTCTTCGATGATCCGCACCCGCTCGATTTCCCGCCCGACTACCCGCCGGAAGATGAACCCAAGCGCAAGCGCGGGCGCCCGCGCAATAAGGTGACCAGCGATGGCGATCGTTAACTACGGCGATCTCAAAACCGAATTGAACCGGCTGCTGGCGCATCCGCGCTTTATCTCGGACTACGACAACCAAGTGATCAAGTTCGAGGCATCGGCCAACCGCCGGCTGCGCGTGCGGCAGATGGAAACCTCGACCAGCCTCACCACCACCAGCGGCGACGTGGCGCTGCCAAGCGACTATCTGGTCTGGCGCACAATCCGTGCCACCGAGCGCTATCCGTACTTCGAGCTTGACTACGTGCATCCGGCTTATCTGCCGACCAGCACCGAAGGCCCGTACCGGCCGCAACTGTTCACCATAGAGGGCTCGATGCTGCGGGTGCGCCCGGTCGATGATGTTAACCCGTATGAATTCCACTACTACGCGCGCATTCCTACTCTCACCGGCAGCAGTGACAGCAACACCAACTGGCTGCTGACCGCCTATCCCGATCTCTATGTGTCCGGCACAATGGTTGAGCTTGCCGCGCTCGGCCGCAACCTTGAACTGGCGCAACTGTACAAGGCGCGGCGCGATGAATTGTTGCAAGAGATCATCCAGCTATCGGCGCTGACTACGGGAGCAACCAGCCCGTCAGTGCGAACGGCTGATTATTTTTGAAGGGGCCTGCATGCTGGCAAAAACCCCGCTGCAATTCGGCGAGTGGCGGCCCGACATCGCGCTGCTCGACAATCAGTTCGCCGCAATAGCCGAGAACGTCTATCCGGCGCCCAACTCCTATCTGCCGTTTCCCGGGTTGGTGCCGCGCACCACAGCTCTGCCGGCGCCAGCCAAGGGACTGACGTTCGCCCGCACCAGCAGCGGCGCCTATGTCATCTACGCTGGCACCGCGACCCATCTGTACAAGTGGAACGGTACGGCCTGGACCGATGTCAGCCGTGCGGTCGGCGGCGCCTACAACGTGGCGGACGATGCGCTGTGGAGTTTTGCTCAATTTGGCGATGTGCTCGTGGCAGTCCACCCGGGGGACGAGCCGCAAAAAGCTGCCGTCACCGCCGGCACCGCATTTGAGGCGCTGGGCGGCAACCCGCCCAATGCCACCAGCGTGGCGGTGGTTGGTGACTTTCTGGTGCTGTCGGGACTGACCACCAACAACCGCGTGATCAAGTGGTCGGGCATCAACAACATCGAGCAGTGGACCGTGGGCCTTGAACTGTCGGACGAGCAGGAATTCCCTGACGGCGGCCCAGTAATCGGGGTGGCGGGAGGAGAGAGCGGTTTCGTCGTTCAAGATAGATCGCTGCGCACCATGCAATTCCTGCCCGGGCAGACCGACGTTATTTTCTCTTTCAGCCGGATCGAGCGCGAAAAAGGTTGCATGGCTACGTACGGCTTTGTGTTCACGCGCGGCGTGTTGTTTCTGCTGTCGGAAGACGGCTTTTATGGCATCGGTGCACAGAACCCGAGCATCGGTGACCATATCGTCAACCAGTGGTTTCTCGATCACAGCGACCCAGAGCGGCGGCACATGACGCTGTCCTTTGCCGATCCGCGCAAGCCGCACGTCATGTGGGCGTTCTATAGCTCCGGCACCTCGACCATCTACGACCGCATTATCATCTATGATTGGAGCCTGAACAGGTGGAGCTACAGCACGCAGGCGGCGCAGATGTGGGGCACGCTGGCATCGGCACAGATCGACCTCGATACCGACGATCCCGCCGATCCGGCCGATCCCGACCTCGACAGTACATCGCCTTCGCTCGACAGCCACGCCTATATCGGCGGTCGGCCGGTGCCGGCAGCCATCGATGTCAACGGTAGGCTCGGCTTTCTCGACGGGGATCCGCTTGCCGCCACCATCGAAACCGCCGAGGGGCACCTGTCGCAAGGGCAGCGTACGTTTGTCACCGCGGCCTATCCGCTGGTGGATGCGGCGCCGGTGACGGTGACGCTGGGCCAGCGCGAGCGGCTGCAGGACGGTGTGTCCTGGGGTAACCCGATCGGCATCGAGGTCACCGGCTCGGCGGCGATGCATTCATCGGCGCGGCTGTATCGCTTCCGGGTACAGACGCCGGTGGGCGCCGCCTGGACCCATGCGCAGGGCGTGCAGGTTGAGGCCCAACCTGACGGCGAGATATGACGGATCAGTGGTGGTCGTCGGCACGACAGCCACCCGGCGCGGTCCCGTTTAGGAACAAATTTGACGCCGCGCGTGATCCTTTATCAGCCCGGGTGGCGATCGGCGCGGTGGATGCGAAGTATGTTGCCGACGCCATTGCCGCGGCGGGTGGAGGTGGTGGCGGTGGAGCTCCAACCACGGCGGAATACGTCACTGCGGCTTCCGATGCCACGCTCACCGCCGAGCGGGTGCTGACCAACACGGCGTCAATAACCTGGGACTTCTCGACGCCGGGGCAGGCCAAGGCGACGGCGGTTGGCGGGGGCAATGTTTCCAACAGCGGCACGCCTACATCAGGGCAATATGCCAAGTGGGTGACCTCGACCACGATCCAGGGTGTGGCGCCGGCCACGGTGTTGAGCGACATCGGCGCGCAGCCAGCGGGCTCGTATCAGCCGCTCGATGCCGACCTCACGTCATTGGCGGCGGCGGCCGGTCTTCATACAATCTATTACCGCAGTGCCGCCAATACATGGTCGCCGGTGACGATCGGCGCCAACCTGACGTTCAGCAGCGGTACCCTCGCCGCAACCGGCGGCGGCACCGCCAGCACCACCGACATCGGCCTCAACTGCGGCCGACTGACTTATCTCAGTTCCACCGCATTGCAGTTTTTGCCCTACAACGGTGACCGCATCAGGATCAATGGCACCATCTACGCCATTCCGCTCGGCGGGATCGCGGGGCTTTCCACCATCAACGTTTTCAAGGAAGGCGTGGCGCTGCAAACGCTTTCAGCATCGACCTTGTACTATGTCTATGCCTTCAATAATGGTGGGACCATAACCGCAGATTATTCCACCACCGGCCATGTGATGAGCATTGCGGCCGGCAATTGCGGAACGGAAATCAAGAGCGGCCCCGATGAAACCCGCACCTTGATCGGCATGGTCTACACCAATCCCTCGGGGCAGTTTCAGAACACCGACGCATTGCGCTGTGTGATCAGTTGGTTCAACCGTCGCAATATCCGTTTCTTGGGAGTGCAAACGAACGGCGCAAGCAGCGCCTCGACCAGTAGCGTTGAAATCAACGGCGGGACTTCGCGCGCATACTTTCTGACCTGGGCCGAGGAGGCGGTGCATGCCGGCCTGATCGGAACCGCGACCAACACCACAACCGTCTCGCATATCATCAGCAAGATGTGGCTGGACGGCGTCGACCTGCTGGCGCGTGACCCAAGTGATCAGATCGTCGTGGCAAACGGGTTCAACCAGCAGAGCAGCACCGCCAACTTCACGACAACCGAAGCCCTGCACTACGTCACGCCGGCCGGCCACGTTCTGGGTGGTACCGGACAATGGTACGTGTACGTGACCGGGATGATCCGAGGCTAGGCCATGGCAAAAGACCTTGGCCCCACATTCGGCGACGAGGTGATCGCCGCAGGCCTCGGCGGTTTGCCGTTCTCCTGGGGCGCCACCGACGAAACCATCACCGGCCGGGAGAACCTCACACCGGCGCAGAACGGCGTGCTTGACGGTGTGGTGGCCGCGCACGACCCGGATGCCAAGCGCAAGAACATCGTGGACACGTCATCGTTCGTGGCGCGCTGGACGAACGCTGAGTATCTCGCGCTGTCAAAAGGGCGCACTGCTGACAACGGCCATCTCGCCAAGACGTGGGACATCGTGTTTGCCGAGCCGACCGTCGACTTGAATAAACAGAAGGCCCAAAATTTGAAGACCACGCTGGTCGCGGACGGCATCTTAACGCAAGCGCGGGCGAATGAAATTTTCGACACTCCCATGGAGGCGGTATAATGCCCGGGGAAATAACAGCCAGAGAGCTTCGGCGGCTTCTTAATTATGATCCTGACACGGGTCTATTCACTTGGCGCGTGAGCGGGCGCGGTTACCGTGGGATAAATATTGGCGACACGGCGGGTGGGCACACTACCCACGGTTATATTCAGATCGGCCTCTATCGCAGGCGATATACCGGACATCGCTTGGCTTGGCTCTGGATGACCGGCAAATGGCCACGGCAAATTGACCACATCAATCGCTGTGGCACAGATAATCGGTGGAGCAATCTGCGTATCTCCACACAACAACAGAACATTGTTAATCGCATTTATCCTCGGCGGCAGCATGATCTGCCGCCCGGCGTTCATCCCAAGCGAGGAAAATTTTACTCACGCATCTGCGTGGATGGTTGCGATTACAGGCT